TGGCAATTATGCTTAATTTTGAAGAGGATTATGGCGGAAAGAAGGAGAGCTTAAAACAGAATTAACGCGTTGAATTGTATAGGGTTGATTGCGATTGTATGCAATTTTGTATGCAAGTTGCCTAAAAATGACAACTCCGAAAGGGGGATTTGAACTCCGCCAAATACAACCCGAACTTGATGATTATACGATGTTCTCCTAGTACTCTCCTGCGAGGGAAGGAATCTTTGAATTATTCAGAGGCTTGTTTTATAATCGACTTAGTGGTGAAGTCATTTACATCGCTGTGTCTTGGTATCCATAAAAACTTGCCAGATTTTGATACCCAGCGATGTAAATGACTGCCGCTATGACTCTTAACCCAATAAAGAAAAATATAAATATGTTCGAGCTTGAATTAAGGCTAGATTCATTATATGAAGCCTTAAATAATAATTCTGCGATACATTTGTCATTCGTAAATCCTTTTGACACCGCAATGCTTGCCGCATTTATAAAGAAAAACCGGCTTCCAAAAGAGCTAATTTCCTCTGATGATAATGTAGCATCCTATTTAGATACGATAGACTTTTACAGACTCGTTTGGAATGAGCCTAGATCAAATAAACAGTGGGCCGTTGGTAGAACATATTGCCCACTGATTGAATTATCTTCACCAGCACAGACCGATATTGCGACTACAACCATCAGTAATATTCTCGAAAGACGATGTGGCGAGGATGCTTATTCTGTTACGGATGTTATTGGCGAGCTTATCGATAATGTCTGGTCGCACGGTAAAGCTTTAGGATACGTCGTTGCTCAAGTTACGGGAAACGAAATAAGATTCGCCGTTGCTGATATAGGAAACGGGTTCAAAAAGGTTCTTAATGACGCGGGCATAAAAGAGATCAACAGTGATTTAGATGCTATCAACTGGAGCATCCAGAAAGGGCATACCTCAAAAGGATGTGAAGACGAATGGGCTCAGTTTCTCCCATCTGACAGCTGTTATAATCCTTTCTCCGGAGGAGTACCTTTAAAAGATGATGAAAACCACCACGAAGGACTTGGGCTCTATAAGCTTGTAGATTTAGTTCAAAAAACAAAAGGAAATCTGTCGATTTTATCCGGGAACGGATTAAAATCAATAAATGCGGAAGGTGTCTCCGATGTTGAATTAAAAAATCGTTGGCAGGGTGTCGTTATATACTGTAAACTAAGTATTCAAAACATTAAAGATCAGCTCCATGAATCGTCAGGTTCTGATATCGATGCAATTCTAAAGGAAATATTGGGGTAAAACATTATGGCTCGTGTTATAAAAACCGTTGTGTTGCCTGATGGTGCTTTGGCCTCCAGAAGAAACGCTATCCCATACAGGCAGGAAATATTACAGGTTCTAAGTGAGAATTCAGACGGACTGGTTAATATTGATCTTAAGGGCGTTAAAACAATTTCGGGTTCTTTTGCCGATGAGTGTATTGGTGTATTAGTAATGCAACTCGGGTTTGAGAATCTAATAAAACGAATAAAACTCATCAATGGTTCTCAAAATGTAGTAAGAAGTATTGCTGATGCTATAAACATAAGAAAACTTGAGCTGGCTACTCAGGGCTAGCCCGCGAATACACAAGAATAGTTTTAGAGGGCGTTCATACAGAACGCCTTTTCGTTTAAGGACTTTTAAGAATACTCAGACTGGGTAAAGACATTTTCTGTTCCGGAAGGTAAAGATGCTGAAAGTTTTTTGAAAAGAGCAGAAGAGGCGCTAAAACTATAAATAAAGCCCCAGAAAATCAATCCGGGGCGAGAGTAACAAACAGTAAAAAACTTAAATAAGTTATTCGCTCTCCTTTTCGAGAAGCAGCAGGTAGCCTGCGCCAAAGGTCCACAGGCCAAGGGCGTAGCACAAGCAGAGAGCTGATAGAATAAGCATGAAAAGGTTTGAAGTGCTGTGTGGCAGGATTTGACGACAATACCAGCCGTCAACATTTGCTCTTGTTTTCAATCTGTTCATCTGTTAGTTCAATTTTCATTCTCTTTATCAGCCTTATCGAAAAGCACATCAAATTTATCTTCATTATTAAAATTATCTAAAAAATTAGATAATTATCTTTTTTAATAGATGAACATCTAATTTTATAGATGATGACTTTTAAGGCAGTATCTCTACTGCCTTTTCTGCTAGCTTCTTGTTACAAGTTCATTTTTATGAATTTTAACT